CTTTCAATTTGGTGCGCTGACCTAATAGATTTAGGTAGCTCGACCAATTTTTTTCTACTTTCCATGTTTAATATTTTTCCAGATGAAAGTTTTTTCAATTCATCTGTAGTAAACATGGAAAGTAGGAAAAAATTGGTCGAGCTACCTGAATCTATTAGGTCAGCGCACCAAATTGAAAGAGGCAAAGTCGTTGAGGCACTTTGTAGTGAATTGAGAACAGGTGGATTTAGCAACGCTGAAAAGAAAAGGTTTTCTTCTCTTATGGGTATTATAGACGAAAAAGTAGAGAATGGCGATGCTGTCCTAAATCTAATCAAAGAACTTAGAAAAAACGTAAAGGAGTAAAAAATGAGTGATCTTAAGAAATTTAATGATGAGTTGAACAGAACTTTTGAGGAGTTCAAAACTCGCAATGACCAGGCAATTAAAGAGGCAGAAAAACGTTCTGGTGTTGCAACCGCAGAAACTCAGGCAATCGTAGAAAAGGTAAACGATGATATTACGGAAATACGTAAATCAATGAAAGACATTGAAGTGCGCATGTCTCGTCCTGATTTTGATCCAGAAAAGAAAGAGACCGATGAGGCTGTTGAAGTTAGGAAATCTGCTTTCGACAAATGGTTGAGACATGGATTACAGTCAGAGGATGCAAATTTTACTATAGAAGAGAAACGTTCATTGTCTGGAACTTCTGACGGAGCCGGTGGTTTTCTCGTGCCTGTTGAGTTCGAGTCTGGGATTATAATGAATGCATACGACATGGCAGAGCTTAGGGGTATTTGTCAGGTTGGTTCTACTAGCAGGGATAACGTTCAGATGCCAGCACTTTCTAAACCTACCGTAGCGTGGGGAAGAACCGATATAGCAATCACTACGCAGAGCCTTACTGCTGGCGCTGAGAGGATTACTATCTATCCGCTAAGAGCAATAGCTCTTGTTCATAACGATACGCTGGAAGATGCTGAGGCAGATATTAATTCAGAGCTTAGTGATGCCTTTTCTCGTGCATGTGCCGAGGCAGAGGATGATGCTTTCGCAGTTGGCGCTGGTGATGATAGTCCAAAAGGTGTGGCCGCTGATACAAGAGTACAGGCACTTTACACTGCGTCTGGTGTTTCCGATGCTCTTTCTGATGCAAGCAATAACGGCGTCGATGCACTTATGGACGTAATCTACACCCCGAAAAAGACTTATGGTCGCAATGGTACGTGGGCATTTAATTCAACCACCGAAGCTGTTATCCGTAAGCTTAAAAATGGAGAAGGCGATTATCTTTGGTCAGCTCCAGTTTCCGAGGGAAGGCCTGCCTTACTCCTCGGTAAACCAATTGTTAATCCAGAGGGAATGGCAGACATCGCAGCAAATGCTTATCCAATCGTTTTTGGTGATTTTATGGCTGGTTACAAAATTAGAGATCGTAAGGGACTTTCTGTTACTCGACTCGTTGAGCGATATGCTGAGTACGAGCAGACCGGCTTTAAGGTTGTAAAACGTGTTGGTGGCCAGGTTACTTTACCTGAGGCTTTTAGTTGTCTTAAAATAGCCGCATCATAGTAGAAGGGAGAATTGATTATGGGTTACAATAAACCTTTTGTTAAAGCACAGAGCCTTTTCATCGACGATGTTGAGGTAACGGCTACAGCGGCGGAACTTAATATACTGGATGGTGCAACTGTCACAGTAGATGAGCTCAATATATTAGATGGAGTTACTGCAACCGCGGCTGAGCTAACTACTCTGGATGGCGTGATAGCATCAGCGGTTCCAGTTCTATCGGCTGGCGCTGCAACCGATGAAATGGATATCACCATAACCGTTAAAGATGCTGCTGGGACTACGATAGCGCAGCCGCATATATTAGAAGTATGGATTACTGACAGTGATACTAATTTTACTTTAACTGGTACAAGTGCGAGTGGAGCATTAACCGCTGTAGATGGCGCTGTATTAGTAGAGAACACTGCTAAAAAACATATCCAAGTTATCACCCCAGCAACTGGCATTATCAATCTCTCATTGGTTGACAGTGCCAATACGGCTGGAGAGATAGTGTGTGTTAGATTGCCGAATGGATTGTTTTCGCAGAGTGCCGCTTCGGTAGCCACAGACTACGAAGGCGGATCATAGTAAATAATTAAAAGTTTTGCGGGATAGGGATTTAATCCCGAATGGCTGGCCGCCTCCCCAGCCTTCCCGCAAATTAAAATATTAGAGGTACTAAAAGGAGAAATATTATGAAGGGAAATGCAAGTAATAATTTTACTTTAGACGATGACGGATACCCGGCGCTTAGTAGATCGGCAGCTACATATACCACTGAAACACTTGACCATAGCCTTGCTCCAAGCGTATCTTATTTTATTAGCTGCGGAACTTGGGCAACCTCTTTCGTTGCGACCCTACAGTATAGCGATGATGATTCAGATTGGACTGCCGAACCAGATACCACCGCCGGTAATACCGTTTCTTTAACACTTACAGAGGCAGGTAATGGAGTTATTCACGTTCCGAATCCGAGAGCACGTTACAGCCGCCTAAGTGTTGTTATTGGTGGCACTTGTGTATATGGAGTTACTTCAGTCCTTGGGCCGCTAAGGAGTGTCTCTGTCAGCTAAACAAGTATGATGAAATATTGTGGGATAGGTAGATATACTGAATACGAGTATCCTGACTCGCTTCCCACAATTTATCACAGGAATAATTTACAGGAAAATTATTCCTGATGATTTGTAAAGTTGATGGATGTGTCTCGAAATATTTGGCAAGGGGATATTGTAGTAAGCATTATTATCAAATTTCAAGGCATGGCAAAGTACATATGTCTTTTTATGATAAAAATATCATACGAGAAGAAAACTGTATTTTCATAATGGAACTTTATAATAAAAAATGTGAAGTAATAGCAGAGACGATATTTGATGGTATACACATTAAAGAGATCAAAAATCATAAATGGCATCTGAATAGTCATGGATATGCCAAGTCTATAATATATTGCAAGCATTACAATCTCTCCAACTTTGTTATGGGCGATTTTAGCCAAAAGTACATATTTGATCATATAAATAGAGTTAGGTTGAATAATTTATCAGAAAATTTACGGATAGCCACTTATGCACAGAATGCAAGAAATAGAAATATGCGCTCAGACAACAAAAGCGGAGAGACAGTAGTATCTTGGAAAAAAGATAGAAATAAATATCGTGTGAGAATAAAGATTGATGGGAATGACACACATATAGGCTATTTCACCAATATACAAGAATCAGTGGCAGCAAGGCGGCAAGCCGAATCAAAGTATCATAAATAATTTTACAGGAGATGGTGTGGTGTTAAATTTAGATTGAAACACCACACCATAAAAAATATGAAAATAAAAATGACTGAAAATAAGCGAGGAAGTATTGATGGAGTTTCTGTCAATATATATTTTAAAGATATCGAATACGATATTAAAGAAAGTCTTGCAAATGTTTTCATAAAGCTAAATGTTGCAAAAGAAATTATTGAAACTAAAGATGTAGTAATAGAAACCCCGGAAAAGCCAATAGTGATGAAAACAGTGGCATTGAAGGCAAAGCACAGGGGACGCCCAAAAGGAAGTAAAAATAAGACAAGGGGCTAATAAATGGCAATAGAACTTGTATCATATGCAGACATAGAAGCGTTTCTCGGCCTTACTGATGCAGCCATAACAGACTACCCAGCACTTAATATTATAAGGCCATCTGTCACCTCAGCGATTGAAGAATACACAGGAAGATTATTTGAGCATAAGGAAAGAACTGAAACCATATATGTTGGTAATTATAAAACAGCCATGCTTAGATTGCCAGCGGTACCAATAACTTCAGTGTCATCGGTCACAGTAACAATTGCAGGTGATTCTGAAACATATGATGAGCATGATGAATATGAAATAACAGACTATGGATTAAAATTATTTTTTACTCTTAGAAATGCTAAAATAGTAATTGTTTATACTGGTGGAATCTCTATAGTTCCAGACCAAATCAACCGTGCAGCATTGTTACAAACTATCTTTGAGTTTCAATCTAAGGAACATGTTGGGGCAGAATCTGTTTCAAACTCTGGTGGATCTGTAAGTAGACCTGAACTTGGATTACTTAAAGAAATAAAGAGAATGCTCAATAACGAAAAACATCCATTACTACTGGTATAGAAAATGTCAGATGAATTGAGAGTAGAAGTTAAAAATCTCGCTGAAGTTAACAAATTCCTCAAAGATTTACCAGAGGAAACATTTAAAGACGCTAAACAATTATTTGCAAATGCTGTATTGAAAGCAGATAAGCGAGTAAAATCCTTATTTGGAGTAAGGATACAGTCGAGATCAGGATTATTGAGAAGGTCATTAAGAACAAGTACAACAGGAACAAGTCTTAAGAACCTACAAGCATCATTTTACAGTGCTGGGAGTATATCAGGAAAACCAGTTCCATATGCACCCATTCAAGAATTTGGCGGTACAATCAGAGCAAAAAAAGCGTACACGAAAGTACCTGGTGGGCCATACTTAAATATACCAACAAAATCAAATCAAACACCCTCAGGATTGATGCAGAAATCAGCAAGAACGGTTTTTAACGAAGGCGGGTACATTAGAAAAACAAAATCAAATAAATGGGGTGTATTTCTTGGCAATAAAATAATGTTCGTGTTAAAAAAAGAAGTACATATACAGCCAAGGTTAAGCATGATTTCATCATCCGAAAAACAAATAGCGCCACTATTGACAAGTCTTTCAAAAATAATAGGAGAAGAATAAATGGCAGCTCCAGCCGTGAATACAATACTCACAGAGATAGGTGCGAGACTCTCACAGATTACTACAACCAATGGCTATAATTACACTTTTAAAAAGGTAGAAGAAGCCAGGCTTGAGCCATTTGTCGGATATGACTTACCAGCAATAAATTACTGGTTGACAAATGTCAGTAATGAGAGTAGTATATACAATGACGATAGTCGTAGTATTGAACTCGCAATTGAGGCGTTTTCTGCTACAAGGGATGAGTCATTTACAAGAGTAGTTAGTAAACTTGCTGCGGATGTTGTAACGGCATTGACAAGAAAAACTTCTTCTCCAAAAATATCAGACGATCCAAACTACAACCTTGACGAAACAGTATCTGATTTTCTTTTTAATGGTTACGATTACGAGATAGGAGAAGGACAAAAACCGTGGTGCGGTGCACTTCTACAGTTTACAATAAAGTACCAATCAGATCCATTCGAGATGTCAGCTTATGGGTCATAATTTTTTTAATAGAGAAGGAG